TAGTTACTGCAAAGAAAGAAACAGTTACTGAATCTAAAATTAAAGGAATGGCATCTAAAGCAACAGGAACTACTGCTTCTAAACCAGAAGTAATCAACGAAGTTTCATCTGCTGTTTTAAGGATGCAAAAATTAGCTGGAATTATTAAATAATTTATTTTAAATCATGGAAATTAACCAATTATTAGAAAGCTCCAACAATTACAAAAGTCTACAGGCTGATGCCTCTAGACTGGCGGAAAAGTGGGGACAATCAGGTTTGCTAGAAGGTATATCAGATGATCGCTATAAAAACAATATGGCAATGATTCTTGAAAACCAAGCTAAGCAAATCGTAGCTGAAGCAAACAACACCAACACTGGAGGAGGATCATTCTCTGCTGGAGCTGGTGAGCAGTGGGCTGGTGTAGCTCTACCTCTCGTAAGAAAAGTATTTGCTCAAATCGTTGCTCAGGACTTTGTATCTGTTCAACCAATGAACTTGCCTTCTGGGCTAGTATTCTATCTAGACTTCAAATACGGAGACACTAGAAATGGAAGAACTGACGGAGACAATATGTACGGTAACGTATCTTCAGCATCAAATAAAATGTCAGTTGACGAAGATGTAAGCGGCGGCCTTTACGGTGCTGGTAAATTTGGATACTCTATCAACTCTGCTTCTGCAGCTGTTCAAACAGGAACAGGATCTGCAGGTCTTGCAAACGTTGGGTACGATGTTGATCTAACTGGTAGCTTTGTAACTGTTGCTAAAGATCTTAGCGGACTTAACGCTGATCTATTAGGATCAAGAGCATTCAGACTATTGTCTGGATCTACCGACGTTACTACTCACCCAGAATTTACTTCAGTATCTGGAACTACTGTAACATTTGTAGTTTCCTCTTCTGCTGTAACTATTGAAGCTGACGGTGGTATCACTGGTTCTGTTGTTTATCACAAACAACCAGTTGATAACGATCGTGGAGATTTCGAAGCTGACTCAGGAAGAGCAGTTGACACTTCAATTTCTATTCCAGAAATCGACGTTAAACTTGCTTCTGAGGCGATTGTTGCTAAGACAAGAAAACTAAAAGCTCAGTGGACTCCAGAATTTGCTCAAGATCTTAACGCTTACCATAGTATTGATGCTGAGGCAGAGTTGACTTCTCTATTGAGTGAATATATCTCTATGGAGATTGATCTTGAGATCCTAGACATGCTTATTCTTGAAGCTAAAACTACTGAAAAGTGGTCTGCTGAAAATAATAAAGTATTTGCTAACGGTGCTTGGACTACTTCAACTTCTGATTTCTACAATACTCAAGGACAGTGGTTCCAAACTTTAGGAACTAAAATCCAAAAAGTATCTAACAAGATTCACCAGAAAACCTTAAGAGGTGGTGCTAACTTCCTAGTTGTTTCTCCTACTGTTGCTACAGTATTAGAATCAATTCCAGGATATGCTGCTGCAACTGACGGTGATCAGCAAGAATTTAACATGGGAGTACAGAGAGTAGGAGCATTAGCTAACCGCTTCAAAGTATACAAAAACCCATATATGACTGAGAACACAATCTTAATGGGATATAGAGGTTCACAATTCCTAGAAACAGGAGCTGTATATGCACCTTACGTACCATTGATGATGACTCCTCTAGTATACGATCCAGAAACCTTCACTCCAAGAAAAGGTTTAATGACTCGTTATGCTAAGAAGATGATCAGACCTGAATTCTACGGTAAAATCTTTATTACTGATCTTGATCAAATATAGATTAAAGTTAGAATGTTAATTAAGAGAGGCCTTCGGGCCTCTTTTTTTTTGTCTATTTATATATAAACAGAATTTAAATGGCAAGTGTAACTATATGGGATGGATCAGCTACTTTTACTTCAGGTAGCTCTACTCCATTTGGATTTTATGATGGCGATACTGATTTTCAAACCGATGCTGTTAAGGTTGCTAAATTTTGTGGTACTCGTTTAGGATTTCCTTTGATGGATGTCGAACTACAAGATGGAAACTTCTTTGCATGCTTTGAAGAAGCTGTTACTACTTACGGTAATGAAGTATTTCAATATAAAATAAGAGAAAATTATTTATCATTAGAAGGTTCTTCAACAGGGAGTTCGGCTAATAATAAAATAGTAAACCCTTCATTAGATAGAGTAGTAAATATAAGTAAAAATTACGGTACAGAGGCAGAAGTAGGAGGGTATGTAACTAGATATACTGGATCTCTTGCAATGACTCAATCTATTCAAGACTATGATTTAGACGCATGGGCTGAAGCAGAAGGTATAACCGGAGGAATAGAAATAAGAAGAGTATTTTATGAAGCTCCACCAGCCATACTAAGATATTTCGACCCGTATGCAGGTACAGGTACAGGAATACAGTCATTAATGGATGCTTTTGACTTCGGTTCTTACAGTCCTGGTGTAAATTTCTTATTAATGCCTGCATCTTATGATCTCCTAAAGGTACAGGCTATTGAATTTAACGATCAAATAAGAAGATCTACTTACTCCTTTGAAATAGTAAATAATAAGTTGAAAATATTCCCTATTCCTAAGACAAATTCTAGTTTAAGGTTTGAATACTACAAAGTAGATGATAAAAAAGCTGCTTCTCTACTCTCAGCAAATGATTTGATAACTAATGTTGCAGAAGTACCTTATTCTAACCCAACTTACAGTTATATCAATAGTGTAGGTAGACAATGGGTGTTTAGGTATACTTTAGCACTAGCTAAAGAACTTTTAGCATACATAAGAGGTAAGTATCAAACAGTTCCTGTTCCAGGCGCTGAAGCTACGTTAAATCAAGCGGATTTACTTGCTGATTCAAGGACTGAAAAAGAAGCCTTACTTACTCAACTAAGAGAAATGCTTGACCAAACGTCTAGACAGTCTCAACTTGAGAGAAAAGCAAATGAAGGGGAAAATTTAAGAAAAACTCTAGGAGATGTTCCTATGACAATATATGTAGGTTAATGAAATTATCTAAAATTTTATTAGGAGAAGCAGTATACACACCTTACCGTGCTATGGTGCAGGTAATTAGTAATGATACTAGCCCTTCAGTTCTTGCCGACCTCATACGTGCGTTACCAGGTGTAACTACATGTACTATTGCAGGTTCTGATGATGTAAGTAAGAAGTATACATTTAAAGTAAAGATTATTACTCAGAAACCAGCATCTGAAGCGTTTGCTTCATTGAAAAGCAATGCTATGAGTAAGTATACAGAAATAAATGCGTTCAAAGTAGCTTCTAACTCAGTAGAACGCATGAAACGACCAGGAGAATACTAATATGCTATTTGGATCTAACAGAGACTTTGATTTACTTGTTAATATTAACAGGGAACTACTAAAAGACATAGTAGAACAGGAAGTATTGTATCATAAACTTAGTTTAGAAGATACTGATGTTAACTTATACGGTGAAGCTCTTCAAAAATCCTTCTGGAACGCAGTAAAACTTAATTGTTTGATAACTAGAGGTGATCAAGTCATAGATATACAAGATTTTGGCCCTGATTTAGGTAGAGAAGCATCATTTGCTTTTATAAGACAAGATTTAGTAGATACTTCTGTAGTTCCTGAGGTAGGAGACATTGTTGAATGGCATAATGACTTCTATGAAGTAGATACAGTACGTGAAAATCAGTTATTTTTAGGTAGAGACAATCAATATAATTTAGCTTCCTACGGTGGAGGCTTCGGTTCAACACTTTCAATTATAGTAGACTGTCATCTTACTAGAGCCGATAGAGTTGGAATAACAGAAACTGTATAAAATGTCACAGAAACCTTTACTTCCTAAAACTCAAGAGCAGATATCACAGGATTCTTTAAAATCTTATAGGAATCCAGATACTCATACTGAATTAATGCCTAAAGGACCCCTGGATACCTCAAGGAATAGAGAAAATCAACGAAGAGTCGATAGCGATACTGTTAATACGTTTAAAGTGGGTATAAAAGACATCGACGAATCTATATTTTACTATTTTAACAATGTTCTCAAACCATCAGTAATACAAAATGGTAAAACTAAAAACGTTCCATTGGTATATGGTTCACCTGAACGTTGGGCAGCAATGCAGAAAGACGGGTATTACCGTGATAAAAACGGCAAGATGCAAGCTCCTTTGATAGTATTTAGGAGAGACAGTATAGAAAAAAACAGAAACCTTGGAAATAAGTTAGACGGTAATAGACCTATTAACTACGGTATATTTGAAAAGAAATTTTCAAGCAAAAATATGTATGATAGATTTGGGCTATTAAATAATAGGGAGCCTGTAAAAGAATACTATGCTGTAGCTGTTCCTGATTATGTAAATATAGTATATAGCTGTGTAATATTTACTGACTATATGGAACAAAACAATAAAATTGTAGAAGGAATAAATTTTGCTTCAGATTCATACTGGGGCGACCCATCTAGATTCAGATTTAGAGCTATGATTGATACATATACAACATCTGCTGAACTTGTTCAAGGAAATGACCGTATTGTAAA